ATTGTGGCAAATGAACAGCAGGAAGACTTGGTTGGACTTGATACTACTATTGACTGGAAAAATACAGGTGATAACAGCTATGACGGAGAAAAGCTTAGCTTGTTAGTACACGACGAAAGTGGTAAATGGGAAAGGCCTGATAATATACTAAACAACTGGCGAGTTACAAAAACGTGTTTAAGGCTAGGTGCTAGAATAGTTGGTAAATGCATGATGGGTAGTACTAGTAACGCTCTTGACAAAGGAGGTGATAACTTTAAAAAATTATACTATGACTCAGATGTATCAAGACGAAATCGTAATGGACAAACAAAGTCTGGCTTATATTCTCTCTTTATCCCAATGGAGTGGAACTACGAAGGCTTTATTGATGAATACGGAAATCCAGTCTTTGATAATCCAAGTAATGATGTATACGGACCAGACGGCCAACTAATTGATATAGGTATAATAGATCACTGGCAAAACGAGGCTGATGGTTTAAAAAACGATCAAGACGCATTAAACGAGTTTTACAGACAGTTTCCAAGAACTGAAGAACATGCGTTTAGAGATGAAACAAAAAACAGTATATTTAATTTAGTTAGAATATACGAACAAATAGATTACAACGAAGAAACAAAGCCAGCGTTAAGTGTTGGTAATTTTCAATGGGTTAACGGTGTAAAAGATACTCAAGTAATATTTTATCCAGATCCAAAAGGTAGATTTAGTATTAGCTGGGTACCACCTTTAAACTTACAAAATAAAATTATATTAAAAAATGGAAGCAAACACCCTGGCAACGATCATATGGGCGCTTTTGGCTGCGACAGCTACGATATTAGCGGTACTGTAGACGGTAAAGGATCAAAAGGCTCACTACACGGCCTAACAAAATTTAGTATGGAAGATTGTCCACCAAACCAGTTTTTCTTAGAATACATAGCTAGACCACAAACAGCTGATATATTTTTTGAAGACGTACTTATGGCTTTGGTGTTTTATGGTATGCCGTTATTAGCAGAAAACAATAAACCAAGATTATTGTATTATTTAAGACGTAGAGGTTATAGAGGTTACAGTATGAACAGGCCTGATAAATCTTGGAACAAGCTTTCAACTGCAGAAAAAGAAATAGGTGGTATACCTAATTCAAGTGAAGATATTAAACAAGCACATGCTGCTGCAATAGAAATGTATATACAAGGCCATGTTGGTCAAATGCAGACAGGTAGTTATGGTAGCATGTACTTTAACAAAACATTAAATGATTGGGGTAGGTTTGATATAAACAAACGTACAAAGTTTGATGCAACAATTAGTAGCGGTTTAGCTATAATGGCTTGTAACAGACATTTGTATAGACCTAATCCAAACGTAGAAAAACAAAAATTAAACATTAATATAGCTAGATATAGTAATACTGGCTATAATTCTAAAATAATAAAGTAAATATATGGCAGAGTCTGTTATAAAAGGTTATTTTCCAAGTCAAGTAGTAAGTGATGCTGAAAAGTTAAGTTATGACTACGGTTTAAAAGTTGCTAAAGCAATTGAAACAGAGTGGTTTTATAGTGACTACAATCAAACAAGATATACTACTAATAAAAATAATTTTCATAATTTAAGGTTGTACGCAAGAGGTGAGCAATCAATACAAAAGTATAAAGATGAATTATCTATTAATGGTGACTTATCTTATTTAAATTTAGACTGGAAGCCAGTACCTATTATACCTAAGTTTGTTGATATAGTTGTAAACGGTATATCTGAAAGACTTTACGATATAAAAGCTTATTCACAAGACCCACACGGTGTAGCAAAAAGAACAGAGTACTTAGAAAACATATTATCTGATATAGCTTCACAAAACTTAAACACAACAGTTCAAGCTACTTATGGTCTTGATATTTCTAAAAGCAATATTCCACAAGAAGATTTACCGACTACACAAGAAGAGTTAGATCTGCACATGCAGCTAACTTATAAGCAAGCTGTTGAAATAGCTCAAGAACAAGCTATTGATATGTTAATGACTGGTAATAATTATGACTTAACTCAAAAACGTTTTTACTATGATTTAACGGTGTTAGGTATTGGTGCTGTTAAAACAGATTTTAACACATCAGAAGGTGCTACTATAAAATACGTTGATCCTGCTGATTTAGTTTATTCTTATACTGAATCACCATACTTTGATGATATATACTATGTTGGTGAAATAAAAAGCATACCTGTAAATGAGTTAGCTAAACAGTTTCCGTTTTTAGAACAAGAAGATTTAGAAGATATAGTTAAAAATAAAAACTATTATCAAACAAATTACGATCAAAGTAATATACATTACAAAGAAATAGATAATAATAAAGTTCAAGTTTTATATTTTAATTATAAAACTTATATGAACGAAGTCTATAAAGTAAAAGAAACTGGTAGTGGTGCAGAAAAAGCTATAGAAAAAGATGACAACTTTAATCCACCAGAAGATAAAGAAGGTAACTTTAGCAAGCTGCAAAGAAGTATAGAAGTATTATACGAAGGTGCTTTAATAGTAGGTACTAACAAACTTTTAAAGTGGGAGCTAGCTAAAAACATGATGCGACCTAAAAGCGATTATACTAAAGTAAAAATGAATTACAGTATATGTGCTCCACGTATGTATAAAGGTAAAATTGAAAGTTTAGTAAGACGTATTACTGGTTTTGCTGATATGATACAACTTACACACTTGAAGCTACAGCAAGTTATGGCACGTATGGTACCAGATGGTGTTTACTTAGACGCTGATGGTTTAGCTGAAATAGATTTAGGTAACGGTACAAATTATAATCCACAAGAAGCTTTAAACATGTTCTTCCAAACAGGTAGTGTTATTGGTAGATCGTTTACACAAGACGGTGATATGAACCCTGGTAAAGTACCTATTAGAGAAATAACAAGTGGTAGCGGTGGTAACAAGATACAAGCTTTAATAACTAATTACAATTATTATTTAAAAATGATTAGAGATACTACCGGGCTTAATGAAGCTAGAGATGGTAGTATGCCAGATGAAAACGCTTTAGTTGGTGTACAAAAATTAGCAGCAGCTAATAGTAACACAGCAACAAGACATATATTAAACGCTGGTTTGTTTTTAACTGTAGAAACTGCAGAAGCTTTATCATTAAGAATATCTGATATTATAGAGTACTCACCAACAAAAGACGCGTTTATACAATCGCTTGGTGCTCATAACATCGCTACGTTAGAAGAGCTTGATAGTTTATACTTATATGACTTTGGTATATTTTTAGAGTTACAACCAGATGAAGAAGAAAAAGCTAGACTTGAAAATAATATACAAGTGGCTTTACAACAACAAACAATTGATCTTGAAGATGCTATTGACATTAGAGAAGTTAGAAATGTAAAACAGGCAAACCAATTATTAAAAGTACGTAGAAGAAAAAAGATACAAAGAGATCAGCAGTTAAAAGAAAGAAATATACAAGCACAAGCACAAGCTAACATGCAAACACAACAGGCTGCTGCGCAAAGTGAAATGCAAAAAAATCAAATGCAAGCTCAAATAGAAGCTCAGTTAGAGCAACAAAAGTCACAGCTTAGATTACAAGAAAAACAAGCTGATATGCAGATGAAGCAAGCTTTGATGCAGCAAGAGTTTGAATACAACATGCAGCTTAAAAATATTGAAACTAAAGGTTTAGGTGAAAGAGACAGAATGAAGGAAGATCGTAAAGATGAAAGAACTAGAATACAAGCTACACAACAAAGCCAAATGATAGCTCAAAGAAAAAACGAAGAAGCACCTAAAAACTTTGAACAAACAGGTGATGATTTATTTAGTGGAAACTCTGAATTACAACCTGTTAGTTTTGAGTAAAAATTATTAACTATTATATTATATTATGGAAGAAAACAAAAAAGAAGTAGCTGAAAAGGCTACTGAAGATAACGTAACAAAAGTTGATCTTAAAAATAAAAACAAAACAGACGACAATGTTATTAAAGTAGATTTAACTAAAAAACCAGAAACAGATGCCGTTCCAAAGCAAAGCACAGATGAGGTTCCTGTACGCGACGAATCCGAAACTAGCGAAAAAGTACTCGAAGAAAACGTCGAAAAAACAGATGAAAAACCTACCGGAGAAAGTGAAAAAGTCTCCGAAGAAGTTCAAGATGAAAAACCTGTTCTTGAAGAAGTAACAGATAAAGTTGAAGAACAAGTAGAAGAATTAGTTGAAGAAACTAAAGAAGCTATTGCTGAAGCACAAGAAACTGGTAAAGAGTTACCTGAAAATATACAGAAGCTAGTTGACTTTATGGAAGAAACTGGCGGTGATATAAACGACTATGTTCGTTTAAATCAAGACTACTCTCAGTTTGATGATATGTCTTTACTAAGAGAATATTATAAGCAAACTAAAAAACATCTTACAGACGATGAAATAAGTTTTATGATGGAAGATGAGTTCTCTTACGATGAAGAAACAGATGAAGAGAGAGAAGTTAAAAAGAAAAAAATAGCGTTAAAAGAGCAAGTTGCCAGCGCTAAAGCCTACTTAGACGGGCAAAAGTCTAAATACTATGAAGAAATTAAAGCTGGGTCAAGGTTGACCAGTGAACAACAAAAAGCTATTAACTTCTTTAATAGATACAACAAGGAATCAGAAGAGAATCAAAAAGTTGTAGATCGTCAAACTAAAACTTTTAAATTAAAAACTGACAATATATTTAATCAAAACTTTAAAGGCTTTGATTATAACGTTGGTGATAAAAGATATAGGTTTAACGTTAAAAACGCAAATGAAGTAAAAGAAACTCAAAGCGACATTAATAATTTTGTCAAAAAGTTTTTGAACAAAAACAATGAAATGGAAGATGCTGCAGGTTATCACAAGTCTTTGTTTACAGCAATGAACGCTGATGCTATTGCTAAACACTTCTACGAACAAGGTAAAGCTGATGCTTTAAAAAATAGTATAGCTAAATCTAAAAATGTTGATATGAACCCAAGACAAGCTTTTGGTGAAGTCAACACTGGAGGTATGAAAGTAAAAGTATTAAGTGGTGATACGTCTAATGATTTTAAGTTTAAAATTAAAAACAATAAATAACAAAATTAAAATTTTACAATTATGGCAATTACAGGAGGAAGTTTGTTAAACAGTGTTCCTAGCTCTATTAAGCAGACACTAGCAACAAACTATTTAGATCTTGCGTCTACATCCGGTGCTGGATGGGCGCAACAATACGTGCCAGATTTGATGGAGAAAGAAGCTGAGGTTTTCGGACCTAGAACAATTTCTGGTTTCCTATCACAAATCGGTGCAGAAGAGGCTATGACTGCTGATCAAGTAGTATGGTCTGAACAAGGTAGATTACATTTATCATATACTGGTGAAATCACTGATGGTGATGCTGGTACAGTAGCTGGTGGTCAAATCACATTAGCTAAAGACATTGATGGTGTATCTTTATCTGACAACAACCACGGTATTAGAGTTAACGATTTAGTTATCGTTGCTTCTAGCGAAGGTGTTGAAAAGTGTATAGTTACTAAAACTAATGTTGGTACTTCACTTGTTATCGAAGTTGCTCCTTACGGAAAAGCAAACTTAAACGCTACGTTTACTGATAGTCAAGGTGCTAACTCTGTTACTGTATTCGTTTACGGTTCTGAGTTTAGAAAAGGTGATACTTACCAAGGATCTGACACTAGACAAGCTAACACACCACAATTTAAGTCTTTTACTAACAAGCCAATCATCATGAAAGATTACTACGAAGTATCAGGATCTGACGCTTCTAGAATCGGTTGGGTAGAAATATCTACTGAAAACGGACAAGGTGGTTACTTATGGTACTTAAAGGCTGAGGCTGACACAAGAGCTCGTTTCACTGATTACATTGAAATGGCTATGCTTGAGTCTAAGTCTGGTGGTGATGCAGGTGACGCTATGTCAGGTACTACTATTGGTGCTGATGACTTAGTTGATAACTACTTAGAAGGTGGCTCTGTTACTGACGGTGCAAACCACGGTACACAAGGTCTTTTCGATGCTATCGAAACTAGAGGTAATGTAACTTCTGGTGTTTTAGGTACTAACGCTGCTACTGATTTAGCTGAGTTCGATGCGATCTTAGCTGAGTTCGATAAGCAAGGTGCTATTGAAGAGTACATGATGTTTGTTAACAGATCAACTAGCTTAGCTATTGATGATATGTTAG